CGAGATTTAAAGGATAATATGCCCTTTCCTTTTCATTTAATTTTCTAGCTATATCCCTATATCTACGAGTTATTTGATCTAAAAACTTATTAAAATCTTTAGAAAAATTAACATTTTCATCTATAGGAGGTTCAAAAGCATTGGAAGGTTCATACGTCATCTTAATCTAGCTCCGGTATTAACATCTAAAATTAAGGCATGCAGTTCAAATTCATTGTTAATATTATCATAATTAACCATTTGAATATCTGACATAGTCATTTCCAACTGAAAGAATGGTGCGGTAACATTAGGATATATTCTATTCCATGTGCTTTCAGATTGCCATCCTTCATAATCAACATTAGAAACTATAGAAGTGTCCAATATCTGACTAAAATTATCTCCGCCATAAGTATTTAATGTAAAATTCATGTCATCTGTCGTTAGATAAGCATTAATATAATTTATTCTAGCTTCTACATCTTCTTTTATGAATGGATTTAGAGTTTTAGTCCTAATATTGAAATTATCTACTACTTCAATACTTCCTGAGCCTGTATAAGCTGCAAATGCTGTTAAATCAGTATCTAATAAAGTAAAAGTATTACCTGTTAATACTTCTATTTTAAATATACGATAATTTAACTCATTAAAAAAATAATCAGCGGTAACATCAGTATCTATTCCTAAAGCGGCAAAATAAACTGTAAAACTACCCATTTCATAATTTATGATAGATCCTCCTGCCCCTCCATCCATTGTACCATCTCCTAAATCGGTAAAAACATTCGCTCCGATAGCAATAGTTAACTGACCGGGAAATAAACCTAAATTGGTAAGCGTTCCGCTAAATGCCGTGCTACCGGCAACTGCCGTACCTTGGATCTCACCCACCATAAAAGTAGCGAATCCCGTAGTATTCCAGATCCTGACGAATTGACCGGTTGCAAGATTATGATTATATACTTGCACTACTGCAGGAGCTGTATTTGAGATAGAGTTCGCAATAATAATTGATGTAGTTAAATCTAGTGATATATCGTTTGTAACTTGTTCAGTATCAAATTGATGTATAAATCCTGTTTGATTACCGGCTATTACCATTGGATAGTAAGATTGCAATCTTCCGCTACCCCATGTTACTTCTTCCGACCATTTTACATTAGAACCCCATGTAATTTCTTCACTGGACTGTAAAAAGCCAAAAGCAGTATGGGAATTATCGAATATCGCATAGCTTTTCTCATCATAGTTTAATGATAAAATTCTATTAGGAAAGGTTGTTTGTGTATCGGGATATGTCCAATAACATATTTTTCTTTGGAAATCTCTTATTCCATGGACTCTTGATATACCTTCTTCGGCATTATGAATTTGATAGACTAAATCAGGGATAAGCTCATCTACTCTTTGTACTTCATAAGAATTTGCAGCTATTATGCCTTTGTCTCCTATTGCAAAAACACCTCCGTCAAAATATATTGGGCTGAATGTAGATTCCGCTCCCATTTGCTCATTGATTCTCTCCCATACGAAAGGCAATATTTCACTACCGGTATATCTAAGTTGCCATGTGCTTCTTTCAAAGAATACAAGGCAAGTATCTTTAAATAAGGATACTGATACAATAGCTTCTGAGGTAGGAGCGTCTATATAGCCTCCTTTTCCGGGTGCATCGCTAACCCATTGAGTTCCGGCTCTAGGCTGACCTGCTGCTACCGGAGCTGTAGCAGTAGTATAAAATGGAGTTCCATTCTGCGACCATCTAACTCTATTCTGATATCTTACAGAACCGCCCGCCGCAGGGCTTTCTATAGTGTTAAATGCCAATAATCTATCTTTATAGGGCAATACTATTAGACAGCCCACTAAATAGTTATAAACCGCATTAGCAACAGTACTAGGATATGTTTGCAAAGGAGGATTAAAATTACGCCACCCTAAATTCGCTCCATAACCATCATAATATCTTAAGCCGTCTCCGGAAACAGTGCGAGAAAGATCAAAGGCATACCCTGTAGCCGCTCCATTGGATGCTGCAATAAATGCTATATTTAAAGTAATGGTAGTTGCAGTTGCAGTTCTAATAGAAGCTGAAAGACCATTATAGCCATTGGCGGAGGCTGCTCCTAATATTTCATCTAGATATACGATATCATTTACATAAAAAGGATGTAATGCTCCAACGGTAAAAACTACAAATCCCGCATCAGCTCCTATTCCATTTGCAATATTCGTTATAGGATATGAATGGTTTCCTTCTATGTTATTTGTAGCCCATAGGATACTTCTATTGGTAACTTTATAATAATTGCATGTCCAAAAGAAATCAGCATCAGTTCCTGTCCAAGCAAAATGATTATCTATCGCAGTTGTTTTATAATAAGTTGAATCTGTAAAAGATTGCGTTCCTTGATTGAAATAATAAGAATAGCTAGTATCAAAAACTATTGACTCTTCGGCGTTTATAACGTCCTGCTCTCGATTGCATATACCCATTACAGGATAATGAGGTAATCTTAAAAATGCTTCAATAGTTACTAAATAAGGGCCTACTACAGGAAGACCCGGCTGCCAAGTAATAGTAAATATGCCCGTATTATAATCAATAGTTCCGTAGCCATAATTTAAGTTAGCGGGGACTGTGTCAACTGTTAGAGTTCCGTTGCCATTATCTACAAAATCTATATTACCCCATCCCGCTACCGGCACATCAATTCGAATAATTACAGTTCCGGGAGAAATGGGTAGATCCAATGCCCATGCCCATGCTCCACTAGTATAAGATACACTGCCTGCTACTAAATTAGTAATAGGAACAGGAACAAGACTTTTAATACTAGCTACATGCAATCTGCCTATCAATCTTATTCCTTGCTTCTTCTTAACTCTTCCTCGCCATACATAAGCATTAAATAAATTAACAAAGGCTTCTTCATTAAGTAACCAAGGTTTGAGGTTTTTTTGCAAGCCCGTCTTATATGGACCGATAAACAACTTAGCCATTTAAATACCTATTGCTTGAACATCTACGGTTAAAGCCGCTCCCGCAGTTGATCTTTTTATTTTAAAGGTTGCTCCCACTAAATCAACTACTGCTACAGTATCTGCCGTAGAAGTTTCGGGGGTAAATGTAATTGAATAATTTGTATAAGCTATAGGATTAGTAATATTGGCAGTTAATGAAACGCCATTTGGTATAATTAATCTTCCCCATGTAAAAATTAAGCCCGACATCGTTCTTATAGCATATAATGTTCCGTACGGTGCTGTAAGAGCTGTCGTAGGAACTACATCGCTTATTTGTCTTGTTGCAGCGGCACTTTCATTTTGCATAAATACTCTGCAATTGCCGCCCACGTCTTTTGTATAAATGGAAACTTCATCGGCAATTGTTCCGGGATCACCCGCTTGCTCTCGCATCGTTACATAAGTATGCTTTCCATTATTTATAGCAGCCGTAAAAGCAATATGATTCACGGAAAACTGCGTATTTAACTGAATAAAATTACCCCTAATGATTGCATTAGTATTGCCCAATGTTTGAGTTGGGACTGGGGTGTTGATATCAAAAGACATAATTAACCTCCATAAGGATAATTGTAAAATTTATTGCCACCCCAAAGATCAACATTATATATCGTTGCAACTTGTTGGGTTGAAAGCTGTTGCAAAGTTCTCCTTCCCGCAAGTCTTTTGGCATTGTCAAAGAATGGGAAAGTCTTTTGATAACTTTCCATATCTAAATTATCTTGAAATATCTTCAGAGACGTTCCGAAAGCAATCGTATCCGCCCATTGCTTAAGTTCGGGGAATTCCGTTCCCGCAGTAAAAGCGGCAAAGTTAGGGTAAGCGCAAATCTGAAAAGTGTATGCTCTATCGGGGAATGGCCAGAATCTAAACTCATTATTTTGATATAATACTGCAAAAGGCCTTCCGACAACATATTGCCTAGCTGAGATATAGATTGACGATCCTAGAGGAGGTACTGCCGAAAAAGTAATACCTGCTATAACGCCCGTTAAATAGTTTATCGTAGCTCCAGCAATAACATTTCCCGCTTCATCCACGAAACCGCCTACTCCATCATCTTTAGCAAGTAGATTAGCTCCTGAGGCCGCTACAGTGCTTATAATGCAAGTTTCAGCTTGGATAGGGGTATAACTAAAAGTATAAGCATAAGGCCCCGCAATGCCCGTTGAAGTGCCAAATAGCGTAGAATATTTATATCTTGCGAATACTCTTTCAAATGATGTCAAATCCTGCATATAATTTATTTGAATGTTATCGATATAAGCAGGGGGTTCGACATTGCTATATAGATTTTTAACGGTATCGATAGAATAATTGCCTACTCTCGGCGTCAATTGGACTTTCACATTCTGCATATCATAATAAAGCCGAGTGATAAGAGGAAAATCATATACTACAAATGAATGTATATAATCTTTTAGATCGTCATCCGAAAGTTGATTCGGAGATGGTCTGCCGGTTATTTTCCGAATCTTAGTCTTAATATAATCATAATCATTTAACGCCATTTTTTCTCCTTATGTAAAGTAGCTTTACATGAAATTTGCCGGCACACATTCATATTTTTTTTCTTTGCTAATAACTGAAGTGCTTAGCAAAGTTACTCCATTAGGCCCTTTATCATATTCTCTTTTAGGCAATGCACAGTCTTCGTTTATATGATTTATAACGGCCATAGGAAGGTCATAGATCATTCCATCCTGAAGAGAATAAGTCCTATAAGGATCTTCTTTGTATTTCCTAAAAGTAAACTCAAGTTTTCCGCCTTTCGACATATGATTTATAAATCTAATTTTACTAATTTTAGCATCTTCTTCCTGTGCCTTTTCCAATTTAGCTTGAGCATCTTTTTTTTCTTTATCAGTTAATTTTCTTGACTGATTAAAGGTAAATTCCGATACAAAACTCATTTTTACTCCTTTTAAAAGTGGGAGGCTTTTTAAGCCCCCCTTGTTTAATTACACAGTATAATCTCTACTAAATGCCATCCAATCCATAACATTGGTAATTGCCCCAACTACTCCTGTGCTTAGATACATTGCATAATATGCACTGTTATCTATTGCAGAAGTAAATTTAGTAGCAACTTCCCCCACAGGAGAAACATGCGGAAAGGAAACCCCTGCCGCTGCTATTGCTGATGTAGGATAAGCAAATGCAGTAAATGCACTTGAATCAATGTCAGTTGTGATAGTAGACGCTGTAACAGCAGTAACCGTTGCTAAAAGGCCATTCATTTGTGTCATGCCGAATTCAGTCGGTACATGCACTCTGATTTTGTCTCCAACAACATAGTTATGTGCTACGGATACTGTTATAACTGCGGGATTTGCCGCTGTTATTAAAGTAATCCATCTTCTATACGGAGTGTAATATTTAGCAGGAATAATTCTATAATCAGCGTTTGTTGCAGCTGCAGCAAAAGCTGCTGAATTCAAATATCCTAACGTAAATGTTACTCCGGGGTTTACCGCAGTAACGGTAAAATCAAGTCCTGCAATTTGCAACATCCCGGTTGTATTGATCATTCTAACGATATCACCTACAGCAGGTGATGTAGCATCAGTTACTACAGCCGCACCCGCTTGTGATACAGCAGTACCGGTAGCAACTAATGCTCCAGGTGTTTGAGCGCTATAATCAACGAAAGTAAAGCCGGTTCCCCCTGCTGCAATTGTTGTTGCAGTTAAAGCAGATGCTCCGCCTTCCGTCATTGTATGAGCCGCTCCGTCAGCCATTCCATACCACCATTTAGATTCAACCACCGCTGTTGGAGCTGTACTCCATGTAGAGCGGTTTTGAATAACAAAATAGTCGGGTCTTTTTGGCAATTGAATTGCTCTTGCAGCACCTGTAGAGGTAAAAGTTCCAGATGCAATTAACGCTTGTGGTGTACTCATTTCTTCCTCCTTATGCTAGTGTTGCACGTAAATTAATAAGCCATTGGTCATTGTCTATGACACTGCCAAAGGTAAAGCGATAGCCGAGTGAGTATCTTAAATGAGCCGGATCATCTCCAGAACCTGGAGGATTATAGATCAATTTAAGATCACTTCCTTCGAGTGATACGCAAGAATATGATTCCTGAGCAATTACGAAGTTATTGTAAACGTCAGCACCTAACAATGATGCATTAGCTGTAATTGATCCTCTGGAAGAAATGAAGCATCTAACGTTGCCGATAGAACACCATTCCGCAGCTGAATTACTAGCATTAGGGTTAGGGTACTGAGCTTTATTAATCACGCCCGCAACAGTTTCAAACTGTCCGATCATATTAGAATGAGATAACATTGCATAAGAGTCTCGAAGTGGAGCTGTCGCAAATTTATCCACTCCGCCTTGCAGAGCATAGATAAATTCAGCATTGTTATTTTGCAAAGTTTGTATTACGCCATTAATATCTGATCGAACTAAATTTGTAGGGTTGTCGCCGTTTGTTCCACCTGTGCAGTTTAAAACTGACGCAGTTGATTCCAACATATCTCTAACTAATTGATCTTCGGTTTCAGCAAGCGCTTGAGCAAGTCTTGCGGTGATGCCGTTACGAACATCTTCTTGGTTTATGATATTGGTTTGGAAAGATATGGGAACGTAGGTACTATAGAAGCGTGTCTGCACGTCTATATCCACCGCAGTCTGCAATTGAGCAGGCGGATTCATCATTAAAGGATCAACAGGAACTGGAGTTGTTTCCAATCTGTTATATCGTCTTCTTCTTAAGATATCGCCGGAATTCTGAGGTATTGTGAACTTCGGAGCTAGCATCGAATGGATACGATACGCTTCCGGAGTAGACAATAATTTCCTCATTATATCCGCCTCAATCATCGGAGGAAGACTAGTTTTGGTAACTATAGTCATTATGATTCCTCATAAGGTTATAGCCGGCCTGCCTTTCGTAGCATTTCGTAATAAACCTCGTCTTTGGACTTCTCAGCCCAAAGGTTCGCTTGTGATAGCGGGGTAGAATGGCCCGTTGACTGAGAGGATAAAGGTTTATCTTCGTTCTCTTTTAGGATTTTCTCGGAGTCCTTTACCTTCTGCTTCTCTTCGGTCATAACAAACTTCTTTATAAGCTTATAGCTCGCTTCCCAAGGATTTGAGGATTTTACGCAAGCTTCCGCTAAAGTGGGTTCAGCTTGTTCAAATTTCTCAATATTTTCTTTAGTCATAACAACGTCAAAATCGTTAAATTGAGCTTTTACCTTAGACGGGAGAGCTTTCCGTTCCCTTTCTGCCAAAGTCTCATCTACAATCTTTCTAGCCCTAGCTTCGCTTAGCTTTATCGCCTGTGAAACAGTAACGATGTCATTAGGGTCTAGAGAATCGAGTTCGTCTTTTGGCGGTTCGGGTGGTTTTTCTTTCGCCTGAAGGCTTTCTCTAATTTCTTTCAATTGACGCTCAAGCTCTTGGCTTTTTCGATCGGACATTTCTGCCTTCTCTCTAAGCTTTGCAAAATTCATCTCTTTTGAGCTTTCGTCTTGCTTTTGAGCTTGCGACTCCGAATTAGCCTCAGGGGCAGCGACCTCTTGAGTATTAACGCTTTTAGCTTCTTCTTCAGTCATTTATTTTCCTTTGGGTTAGCGACACCCTATACGCTTAAATTTGCGATTAGCAGTTGTCCGATTTTTCCGTACAACTCCCGTAACGTGGGAATTCGTTTACTAATCTTTATTTAAGTGATATTACTAAAAAATTTAATTGTCAATAAGATTGTATTTGAATGTACTTAAAGATGA